ATCCAGAGTCACCCGACGCTTCGTCCCCGGAATGTCAAACGTCTTCAGCTTGAACGGAGGCACTTGCCAGCCGTTCAGAGAGAACGCCATCAGTCCTCCACCACCAGCGAGGGAGAATCGGGCTGGCCGAACGGAGCGCTAGCCAGAGAAGTGAGAACGCTGGCGACCGCTGCAGCCCCCGCGACACCACCAACCGTTGCCCAGTCAACATCCGCCACCCCCGTCGAACCCACCACAAAGAACGCCGCACCCGCCTGAGCGGCAGTCTTCACTGCACGCTCCGCCGTCTGCCGCCAAAAAATACTAGTCCACATCACTGACCATTCCCTTCAATCTTGCTTTCCAAGTGGTATGCGATATGCCGAGTGAAATCCGAACGGATCTGCTCCTGATTCCACAAAAGCGTCTTCAACATCTCCGACTGGTCAGCCATCGACTCACCGCCGTTCTTGTAGCCAGGCTGCAACGGGCGCGTCACCTCGAGGATGAACTCGCGCAGCATCTCCTCACGCTTCCTCCACGCCTTATGCCAGAACCTCCACAAGGCAGTGCCCAAAGCGATTAGGCCAAGGATCAGGACAATCCACCCGTTCCACGGGTCCGGGTCGATCGGCATCTAGACCAGCCTCAGCAGCACCGTGAGGATGCCGCCGGCACCGGACTGGTTACGTGTCGGAGGCGTCGTCCGATGGAACGACACCTGTTCAATGAACGCCTCCGCTGTCTCACCCGTCGTGTAATCCCGCCACTGGATCGTGGACGACGACTCCTCCAGCACCTTCAACTGCTGGAAGCGGGTCCACGCCCTGCCATCGTCACCGGACCACACGCCGCGACTGTCACACTCACGGTCGAAGTTCAACAACGGAACCGACACCAGCTCCGCGCGATCCGGTGCAGGCACCGCCTTCAACTGGTAGCCGACAAACGCAGGAGTGTCAGCACTGGAACCCTGAGTCAACTTGAACGCCAGATACAGCGCCGACACTGGGCCACCAGCAGCAGCGTTCAACGAACCAGTCTCATCCCCAGTGACGTTGCTGGCGCTGACAGCCGCCGACCACGTAGACGGAGTAGAGTTCTCACTCACACTCGCATACGCCGTGACCGTACCGACCTTGGACTTATCAGACTGGATACGCAGCGTGCGCCACGCCTTCGACTCCACCGTCCCCAACCGGATCCGGCCAGTCTCCATCCAGCCCTCAGACACATACGTCGTGTTCTGCTTGTACACGCCCACACCGCTCGACGTGAAGAACAGCAAACCACCCGCAGACGTGACCTGGGAACAGGAGCCGCCGATCCCCGCCGGCACCGTCAAATCCGCTGCGGCAGCGAACTTCAAAGGATTCGACACAAGACTCGACCCAAGGTCGATGCGCCACAAACCCGCACGGTTCGACCTGTCACCGCCCTCGCCGTAAGCGCCCATCGTCACGTACACGAACGAACCCACCGCGACCGCATCCGAGCAGCCATCCGCAGACTCAACGACCAGAGGGCCGATAGACAGCGACCCGTCCGTGTTGATCACCGCGATCCGCACACCCTTGCTCGTACCCACAATCATGTACGTGCCCACATACGAGTACAGCGACTTCACCAGTTCACCGCGAGGCATCTCCGCCACCACAGTCGGCTGATCCAACGTCACCGTCGTCGTCGTCGTGCCGATGGTGATCCGGTAGATGATCGACTGGTCACCCGCATAGCCGGCAGCGTAGATCGCAGACGGCCCCTCCGAGACATCAGTCCACGTCCAACCCGTAGTCGGATGCGTGTACAAAGCCGTAGGCAGAGTCGGAGGAGTGCCACCAACCAACTCGTACAACGACAAGCCCACGGCGGCGAACAGGCGCGACTTCACCCAGCGCACCAGCGTCGAAGAACCCGTGTTCCACAGCAGGGAACCCGCGCTCGAAGGGAGCGTGCCCTTGTAGATGCCCGTCGCGTTAGCCGCGTAATACGACGCCCCATCCGATGTCAGGCTCGTCACCGCGCTCGCCCCGCCCCACGTCACCGCGGTAGCGGAACCACCCGTAGTCACATACTTCACGACGGTGCCGTCCGCGTGAAGGTAGCCCGTGTCCACGCCGATCAGGTGCTGCGTGGAACCAGCCGAGGACAGCGACAGCGACGTGTCATTCAGCAACGTCACCTGGCCGGGGGTCCACGGGTTCACGCCACCGCCACGCTTATACCGGAACCGCGCCTCCTCAGACGACACCTCGATCGGCTCCGCGGAGGACAGGCCGGAACCGTAATGCCACGACGCCTGCGAACGCAGCCAGTAACCGGAGTCCAGCGACTGCTCGCCAGGTTCTCGTTCCGTGTCCACGCGGTCCTTACGGAACGGTGCCGTTTCACGACGGTGCGGGAACTCGCGGGAGTACGCGAACAGGAACGGAAGACCGCCGACGGCGCAGTCCCATCGGATGCTGTCCGTGACTGTCCCGGTAGACGAGGCGGGGGAACTGTATGTAGTACCCAGTCCCTCCACTACCTCGTCGGAGATGTCGAAGATCGGCATGGACTACAGCACCCTCTCGACGCGGAGGTAGTCGGTATTCGCGGTACGGTTCGTTGCCCCTGCACTTTTCTTGATCGTCAGCGCGGGGTTCAAGTCCACGTTAATGGGAATGTTCGTGGTGTGCGTGGCGACGAGAGTTCCGTCAATGTAGAAGCGAACGGTCGTGGCGTTTACCTGTTCCACGCGGAGTTTGCTGTACGTGGCGGTGGGGACCGCCACCGCAGTAGTCGTGTACGTGCGGGTGGATGCATTCACCGTGCAGCACTGCCAGTTCGCTGACGCGGCAGAGCCAGTCACGGTCCCCTGCGTGTCGTACAGGAAGAACGATCCGTGGGTCATCAGCGACAGGCTGTCCGATTTGAGCCAACCGGCGACGACCTGAAAGGAGTTGGTGCCGTCGGAAACGACACCAACATTGACACTCGTTTCCATCGCCTGGGTGCTGTAACCGGCGTAGACATACTGGGCGTTCGCTGGTCGGAGAGTGACAGAGCCAGTGGTCGTCGTCCCGCAGGCAAGGCTGGCAATGGTGCCGGCGCCTCCGGTCGTGAACGCCGCACCCGCACCCGACACCACGGAAGTCATATGCGTCAGGAGCGTGGTGAATACGAAGTCGTCCACCAGCATCGTGGTCCACGAAGAAGCCGAACCCCACTTCAAGCCCGTGGACTGCGAAGAGTCAGCCACCAGCACCTGACCATCAGCGCCCACCGCCAGCCGGTCCCACGTATCGGCGGCAGTCGCACCAATGATGTCGCCCTTCGCGTTAGCCAGATTCACCAGCGCGTTAGCCTCATCAAAATCAGCCGCATACACGCCATGCTGCACCACTGCGCCAGACGAATGCGACACGCCCGTCGTGCCACCCACACCACGGGTGGCCGTCAAGTTCAACCCCGCACCCGCAGTCACCGTCATGATCTCCTCATTCACGGTGTCAGGGTCAACAATGATCGTGTACGGGTACGAGCCGGGGAAACCAGTCGTCGCCGTGACAGGTATCGTCGTAGCGACGTTAGTGATACCGCTCGAAAGCGTGGTCCGCTGCGCGGTGGACGAGTAATTCCTACGGGGCATGGCGCTTCCTTAGCGGGTGTAGTAGCTGCGAGTCGGGTACACGTCTTGAAGCCGGCGGGTCTCTTCCTGCAAGCGGAGCTGGAACGTCTGCATCAAGAAACGGGCCAGTGTCGCTGCCGAACCGGCAGGGTTCTGGTTCGAGGCGTAATCCGCTTCAGCACTCAAACCCGTCATGTGTGTTGCATCCAGCAGCGGCACCATCCGCGCCTGCGCGCCGATACGGATCAGATCCTCACACGACGCTGGCAAGCCAGTAACAGTCGTGAACGAGTCTCCGTCAGCGGACAGCTCGCTGGGGATCTTCCGATACGTGACACTCACCGTGCGACCCGGAACAATCGCGTCGAACAGGCTCACCGTCGCACCCGTCGGGTACGCCGTCGGATCAGCCTGATTGTCCATTGAGTAGCGGCGCACCGGCTGCCACTCACCGCTAGGACCAATCGTCTGCCAGGTGATGCTGAGGATGCCCTGCGCGCCGGCGGGCAGCGCATATGTGGACACTGCGGGGTTGAACGTGAACGTTGTGGAACCGACGCCGAACACGTCTGGGTAGACGGCGCGGATCGTTTCATTGATGGCGCGCTTCACCAGTCTGCGCGGGAACAGCGGAGAGCTAGCAACCCGTGTACCCGAAGCGTGCGCTGCAGCAGTGGAACCGCGGAAGCCGCGGCCATAGGGGGGAACTGTCGCCGTCAACGCGCTCGAGTCCACCGAATCTACCCAGATCGTTTCATCACCGATCTCGATAGCTCCACGCGACAACGCCGTCCCGTCAGCGACAGTGATAGTCAGATCATTGTCGTCAATGCCGGCAGTCAGATACGTCGCCTGGTCCTGCAGGGCGGTGAACCCGTACAGGAAGGACAAGGCGTCGTCCGTGATCTCAGCGAAAGTGGACACGCTATTCCTTCCAGTTGACGAACTTCGCAGCCGTCTTCGTAGTGATCATGTCC